TGCAGCTTCGAATATCAGCCAATCTATCTTGTCTGCCATCATAGCAATGGACTCTTCAGACAGCTTATCAACATCAATGCTGGTACGCAGTCTGAGCAGTGCCTTTTCATATACGTCTGCGACTACCTTCAGGCGTTTGTCTGCAACTCGGTGCATTGCTTTCCACTCTGGCTCAACCTTACATATAAAATCATCAAGTATTGTCAGCAAGTGGCTCATTCTTAATCACCTTCTTCTTTATAGACAGCTTCTCACCTGAAGGAAGTGAAGCCACTTCGGTTGCTGCACCGCACAGCACAAAGGTCTTTGCCTGTCCTTCAGTTAAGTCTTTATGTGTGTCTGTGTCGTACTCCTGCCCTCCAGCAAACACGCCGAACGGCATTATCCTTGTCTCAACCATCATGATTTTCATGGTCATCACCTCCATCCTGTTATTGACTTAGCATAGTGACTGGCAGTTGTCACAATGTCTGTATTCACTGTTTATCGTGCCGAATGCTATACGGTAGGGTTTCTCGGTAACATCTTCGCCTTGTTCATGGTCGAAGTATGTCACTGTCCATGTCTTCTTATACTGTTCTTCCAGTGCTTTAGCCTGTTCTGGCGTCACTAGCATGATATGCGGCATCATGCCAGCATTGCTCTGTATGATTACGATACCTGTATTCTGTGTTAACATGGTCAATCCTCCTTGGTTATAGTCCATTGATTAACTGGATAAGCTGTTTGTAAGCCTTTATGGTCAGGCTCTATCACATATGCTGCTACGAATCCGTTCCACAACTTTGCGTGTATATAAGTCCCTATAATTGGTGCGGATGGTGGTGCTGTTGGTCTAGGCGTCAGCTTAACTTTGTCTCCTTGCATAATGGTCTGCCATCTATCCCTTGCCATCACCAACACTGCCTTTCTTGACTGCATCACGTAATTCTCTGATGGCTGCAATAAACAATTCCCTGTCGACGTCACGTATCTTGTGTACACCCTCTTTATGTGCCTTGGCAATATCGTTCGGGTCTGCACCGCCCAATATATCAGGGTCTACATCAAATAAGTCGTTGCTACCAGCATTGGGTAAACCCATATTGTCATCAACTGTGACTGACGGTGCAACAAACTCATCACTCTTCTTAGGTAGCTTGGCTGCTTCACGCAGGTAGTTCTCAGTTTCTATGTCACCCAGTGTTATACCACCAGCAGCAGCTACATCTTTGATGAATGTGCCCAGTTCTGTGAGGTTAGCACGCTCGATGTCATCGTGAATCAACTTAGGATAGTCTGTTAAGCCGTCAAATGTGTTCAGTTTCATGAGTCTTGGTATTGCATAGGTGTTTACCACATCGGCTACAATCTGCAATACAGTGGACAATGCTGTTTGGAACAATGATGTCTTATTCACAGACAATGCATAGCTACCAGTCTTTTCATGTCCCAACATCAGGAAGTCAGCCATAACCGTCATTGCTATACGTTGTTCGTACCTCTGGATGATGAGGTTGGTGTCAAACTGCCGTCTAGTTGCCCCACTGGTGAGCAATTCCAGGTCATACATCTTATTACCCTTGTCGTCATATACAAGTGGTAACATGACTCCTTCCTGCTCGTCACGCTTGATGTTAGTGACTATCTTCTTGTATGCGTTGTATGCTGCTGCTTGTTCGGCTGTCGCTCCAGGCATACCGCCCTCCATGACTTCTGCTGGCAACCACATTACTGGAAGACCTGCTAAGTCACGCTCTATGCCGATAGCCTCGATTTCCTCTATGTTCTTCTTGAAGTACCAGCTACGATACACATTCCTGAGTAATGAACGTCCTTCTGGGTTATTCTTGTTGCTCTTTGTTCTGAATAGCAGTGCTTTCTCGATAGGGATGTATCTCAGCTTGTAGTCTGGTGCTGCAATCTGCTCCATACCAAGGATACTGCCATCCATGTCAAATCTCCAACGCCACAGGGTCTCTTGTGCTCTGATTCCCCACTTACGCCACCCTATTCTGCCATCAGAGAACTTGCTACGTGTGTCGCCTGTAGGCTCATCTGGTCCAATTCGCTTCTTGTAGCACAGTTCCATGTAGCAGAACCCAAATGGTAGCATACTGAGTATCTCTGATATTGTGTCGTTCCAGGACATTGACATATCGTCCATACACGACTCCAAAAACTCCTTAGCCTCAATATCTGCTGGCGTTTCACCTGCTGGCTCAACTCTCCATTTGACCTGCCGTATGAGCATCTCTATTGCATACAAGAACGCACCAATGATTGCATCATTATCACGCATCTCCCTGTATGTCAATGCTCCACGTCTGCCCTGTAATTCCTTCATCCATTCTTCATAGACAAATCCACCAAAACGTGTTAAGCCTGAGACACCATGTTCATAAAACACACTCTTCTCATACACGCCGTCGTCATACTGTGCATTATCACCTGAAGGACGACTGGACAGGCTTGGGTTGTCTGTCAGACTGTTCCTATCGGGTGATGTGCTGGGACTGACATTTGGTTTAGGGTCGTACATGCTTGCTTGCTGGTTGTCTAAGCCTTTACCACCTTGCCCTTGCGTTACACCCTGTCCGAAACCCTTCTGCCCCATGTTTGCTTGGAAGTCATATCCTTCCATGGCTGCTGGTGACTTGCCTGGAATCGTAGGGGACGAAGGTGACAACCTGCCTGATAACTCTGCATCCATAACTTTGTTAGCTGCAGGACTGCCGTTGTTACTCATACCCTTCTTTGCCTTGTTGATTCTTTGACGCTTGTTCAATATGAACACCTCCTTATCTCCACTTTGATTCTCCTGTAGTTCCACCTGGTGCTACTATAGATGTAGGTCTATTGACTAACATTAACTCTGTTATAGCCCAAACCAATGCATCTAGCCTATCAGGTGAATCCATGCCCTGCTCCCACTCACATAATTGGTCTTCCAGATTGCCAAACGTTCCTACATGGTGAACTTTGCCCTGTTCATACAACGATGAAACTGGCTCTGCTCTGGTGTACTTGCCTTTGCTTGCATGCACACCTTTGTAGGCTACCTTTGGGTCAATGGATAAGATGGTGGACTCAACCATATCACCGCCCTGATTGGTTTCTGCAACCACTCTGTCTGCTTTCCAAACATTGTACTGGGTTATGGCTGCGTTGCCCCAGTCATTAGGCTTGCCAATGATGGACTTATCTGCAAAGACATATCCATGATTGTCGCTGCCTAGACCTGCTACTATGATGCCTGTCTCATTGGATGAACCCTCATTCGCTGTGATAGCAGGGTCAACAGCCACTACTATACGCTTGAGATTGGGCATCTTATTGACTCTGTTGTCATCTAACAGCTTACGACTCCACAAGGCATTGGGGTTATCGTCGAGTATCTTGGCATCCAGTTCCTGCATACCCAGTCTTGTACCCTCATATTTGGATACTATCTCTGAAAAGAAGGATGCAGCCAAGTTTGCTTTGTTATCATACGTAGAACCCTGTGTTATATGTGTAGTCTGCTGTGCTCTCATCCATTTGAGCAGTCCTAGTGGCTTGGGTGTTGATGTCACGACTGCCTGTGGATTGTCTCCCAGACGCAAGCCGAACATTAGCATGTCCCATGTCTCTTGTGGATACTGCCAAGCGAATATCTCGTCACACCAGGCTTTCTCATGCTGTGGACCACGTAACTGCTCTGGATTTGCACCAGAGAACACCATTGCGACACTTCCATCATTCCAAACAACACGCCTTTTGGATGCCTGATATTCGGGTTTGTCCCAAGGTGGGCAAATAGCCAGTAGTCCTGACTCTCCCTCTATCATAACGTCACGTGCATCAGCTGGTGTGATACCCACTAATGCAAACCGCCTGTATCCAAGGTCTTTCCAAAGCCTTACACACTCTGCTCCTGTCCTAGTCTTCCCAAATCCACGTCCTGCCTGTATTAACCAGATACGGAACTGTGTCTCAGGAAGTCGCTGTGCAGGTCTTGCCCACACATACCAGTCATATTCAAGTAGGCGAATCTCATCATCCGTCATCTCGTTCAGGAACTGTGCTCTCTGGCTGGGATTCATCATCGCCAGTCCTTCCGCTAATTTTATTGAGTCTTTCAAGGAGTTTAGAACGGACGTCTTCAATTTGGATAGCACCTCCATCCTTGCCTACTACTTCAACCTGGCTTGTCTTAGGGTATATACCCATCAATTCACCTAGCTGCTTCAGTGCCTGTTGTTTGTCGTACATTTCGAATTCCAGCTTGCCGTTCCTGCCTACCTTAACACTCTTCATGACCTTGGTGTCCACTTCTTCTGAACGCCTTACATGGATTATAGGCTCATATGCATGAGTCTCTTCATTAAGTCTGAAGTCCCATTCAATAAAGTCTGCAATGTCACTCTTAGCCATGCGTAGCCATTCTTGTATAATACTGTCTTTGCTGAATCCTTGGTCATGCAGTTTCTCTTGCACCCTGCGTTCTATTTCCTTCTTGACATGAGGCAGACGGAACGTTTCCCATGCCCACTTATGTGCACTCTTGGGACTCTTGGTATATATCTTACGCCCTGCTTCAGCAACGTTAAAGTCATTGGAGATATATTCCTCCACGAACGCCTTTTGCAGCTTCGTCAAGTTCTTATCTGCGTCGCCCTGTGCTGCTCTAGGTGTATCCGTCTGTTTAAAGTTGTGCTGATTACCTCTCCAGGGATGTTCTTTTTCTTCCATTACATTCACCTCCTGTTCCATACCGTCTCACATTTCGGCACGACGTACACTGTGCGGAAATGTAAAAGACCATACCTTAATTATGCACCTCCACGAGAAACCTGACTAGACTCTATCGGCTGACAATCATTTCTGTACGAACGTTTCGGGAACGCAAAAACACCCAACCAAGTTTTCACTCGATTGGGTGTTCTAGGGATTAGTTACGGTAAATCTTCCC